ATAGCTAGGGTCTAGAGGAACCATCTTAAGGCCGGCTGTCTCTCCAGTATCTTGATAGATGGCGCCATCCCCATCACAGGTTTTGCATCTAGGCTGGTTCTTATAGGGCTCACCCTTCTTGGTAAGCTTAAACTGACGCCCTGATCCATTACACACAGGGCAGCACTGAGCGACCGTCTTTTTAATCACTGCAGTAGATGCTCTGACACAGGCGCTGTGCTTAGATGGCTTGTATCGAGGTATAGGTAGCGGCTTACCGTTAGCACCGACTCCTATGTTGAACAGAGTAGCGTGGAGCTTCCTATCTGTCACAACGCGACCGTATACGATCTTGGTTTGATCCGGGCCACTGTTTAAATTAAACGGAGTATCGCCTAATACATGTCTAGCAATTTCCTCCAGCCTCTTAATTAAGGCATCTCTCTCGGAAATGAATTCTGCTTCTACCTTGTCTAGGGCTTCGATATCTATGTTGATACCATTTCGCTCTATCTCAACTAAGAACTCTAGCATCTCATTCATGAGCTCTATGACAGGCCGAAGACCTTTGTTCTCCTCGAGCTCATCTACTTGAGATAGAAATATTTCGGCACAAGAAATCACATCTGCCTCGGCATACTCATCGACAGTAGCAAAAGGCATAGCCTCAAACCCAATACCGTCTTTAAACATGTCGCTAACAAGATCTGCTTTCTTGTGCGTAACGCCACGGCGGATAGCCGTATTTTCCAGACTGAGCTTCCACTGTTGAGCTCTTGCGAAAACAAATTCGGCAATCATAGTACACCAGATTGGAGAGCTAATAAGAAACTCCAGCTCCAATGCCCATATCGTGTCGAATTTAGCGTTATGCGCTACAATCAGATCTGCCCGATCTAGATCCTTCTGAAACGCCTCCCTTCCATCAGGCTGGGGCTTCTCATTATGGTTCCATACAAGTCTATGTACAGGCCCAATGATACCATCTTTGATCATACACCACCAAACACCAACACATCTGTTGTCTTTGTTAAATGGTGAATTGTCAGTTTTTCCGTTAACGTCTTTTACTGTGGTCTCGAAATCCCAGACTAGGACTTCTCCTGTTAGGTTAAACATATCTACTCCGTGTACCTTGAAATTTGGGGATGAATTCTTGCAGCTATAGTGCCGTGCCATCCGCTTATTTTATTTTTAGAGATTGTAATGTGCCGGATCTCATCATCCGGATCGACATCGAGCTTACCAATGCCAATAATAAGATCAGCTTCACTAGCTTTACCGATCTTAGATCCTTCCATCATAGTAAATGATAGTCGGGTCTTACCCTCCGCTTCTGCAGAGGCTTGAGACACACCAAAGATTGCACAGTTCTGACGCTTAGCTACTTCTCTGATACGTCTGTATACTTCTCTGAGGCGTTCATGGGAGGCATTAAAATTTCCTCCGATAGTTACTTTGTCAGCCTGATCGATAAACACGATCGAAGCTTCTTCTTTCTTTATATACCTCTCGATCTTATCGAGATCCCAATCTTGAGTATCAATGTACTCAATAAGGCCTCGAGTTCTGGCGTTGTATATAACCTTAGCTTTTTCACTATCTGCTAGGACTTCCTCCTTGGTGAGGCCAGTAGCTGCCGAGTAGGCTCTGGCAACTGTTCTCCTAGTAGATTCTTCATTACCTAATATGACTACCTTATGCCCCTGATCTACAAATCCACCGGGGGCTAATGCTAAGCTGACCACAAAGGCAGTCTTACCTACATTAGAGATAGCAAATATAATTCCAAATTCAGTCCTTTGAATTCCATAGACCCGTCGAGAAAGTGTCTCTATATTGAACTTTGCTCGATTGGAGTTATCCATATCCAGTATAAGCTCATCTATATCTTGAGTGGTATTAGGGCCGAACTCGTCATCAACAAACCCGTTACTGTACTTTTCAATTACCTCCTGCGCCTTCTGTAACGCTTCGGGATTGCCTTCAGATATCTCTAGTCCGAGTGTCGCTATCTGTTTACCAACATCCCTCTGCCATAGTTTAGAGATAACGTCAGTCGCTACAGCTGGGCTGTACTCTTCTTCCATGTCTACGAGGGATAAGACATCCTCGATCTCTGCTCTTTCAGCTCGAGTCGATACAGGATTCTCTGTCTCCCAGATCTTATACAGCTCTTTAGATGTAAGATCGTGCTGGTATGTTTCGTGAGCTCCGATAAGCACCGTGTATAACGATCGTATCTCGTCAGCGAATAGCTTTCGGTTTAATTTGCCTTTGTTCTGCTCATAGAACTCATAATTTAATAAGGACTTTAGTATGGATGTATCTAGCATGGTCACCTTGTTAATTTCCGTTAGGTGAATAATAGATACATTAGTGTTGGCAAAAAATAAACCCCCGATTTTTAGTCGGGGGCTTTTTTCTATCCAGTTCTGATCTTGAGCTTCCTTAGATCGGGCTTTGCATCACCCCGCCGCTCTTTAATGTCGCATTGGTAGTAGGAAACTCTATTATTTCCCCTCACCAAATTGTTCATAGCTTCTTCTAATCTCTTCTGCTCCTCGGCGGCATCCATATACCCCCCGGGCAACTCATAATCTATGAGAATTAATCCTCTGGCCTTCATTATACCTTTTCCTTGTGTTTATAGTCGGTACTAGGTTTGCTTCGACTAAGTGTTCTCTATATATTTTAATTGATCACACACAAGGGGGTGGGGCTACTGGAACTATTGGGCTTCCCCAGACATCTAAGCCAGTCCAATCAGAAGCCTTAATTATTTTTTTACTTACTATGCGTAGTGCTTTTCTGTAATGTGCTCCGTATGGTTTTAATAGATACGAACCTGTAAACGTATGTTCGACTATACCTCTGAACGCAGGGAGATACTCTTTAAAACTGCAATAAGAGTTTCTCGACATTTTTTGGAGGTGTATTTTTAATATCGTCTTCGAGAAAAACAATTCTGACATCCACTCTTCCTTCCAACCTTTCCTTAAGTCTAATTGACTTTCTACTTGCATCCTTATCTAGTGCAATAACTACTCTATCAAAGGTGCATAACTCTGTCTTCTGTTGATTACTTAACACAGTACCTAATATCGCACAACCGGTACAAACCGGGAACATGCCTAATAAACAGGCAGAATTAATATCCTCTACAACAATAGCGGTGTTTCCAGTACCTACAGTAAGTAATCCTTCTATACTGCCGTATTGTTTCCATTTAGGTAAATCTCCTACTAGGGATCGCCCTACGGCGCCCGATCCAGACTGTGAGAAAAACAACACTCTTTTATCTGCCGGCGCGTATTCCACTCTTATTAATCCCTTCCGGTATGCATCGAGGCTATTATTGTCCTCGAGATACTTGATCACTGCAGGATGATTATCCGGAGAGGATAAGAGTGTAGGTATCTCCAGAAGAGTTTTTGTTTGGGCGGTAGATACACCATTAAGCTTACGTCTTATTGTGGTGGCCGACATACCTACAGTCTTTGCTCCCTTTACACCGCAGCTGACCTTAAAGCAGTGCCAAAGCTTCCTGCCATCCCGCACAGCAACCCCTAGTGTTTTACGCCCTCCACAGAATGGACAATTAATATTAATACCATGCCCTTCCTTGACTATGATATTGTCCAACATCTCTATTTGGTCTCTGTAAGAATACATGTAAGCCTCCAACCTGTACTAATACCTTAACAAAATGAGGAGTTAGTTGTCCACAGAATAATGCGGCTGTAAGTGTTTGATAAATAAAACACCCATCTACCCTGAAGGTCGTAGGTTCAAATCCTACTCCCGCAACCAAGCCTTTAAAACAAGGGCTATACGGCGCCAAGAACCTCGTATTCCATTCTATTCCTCGTTATTCCTTGTTTTATACGTTGATAAAGTAAAGTTACCTTAGCTAAGTGCTCTTGTTAAACTTAGCTCTTTCAGTAGCGCGTCCAATCTCATCTTCCGACATTGGGCGAATATATGTGGGATCATTAGCTGCCTTAGCTATCCCATTTTTTACCAGCTCTACGAACCCGTAATCAAATACTAGGCGAAATGTCTCTGGATCGCACTCTACTTGGAGTGTCGCTGACCCATCCTCATGCTCTTCTATCTCTGTTACTTTAATAGAATTATTCATCTCGGGTAACCTTATTATATTTACGGAACCTTTTGTTGTAGGCACGTTTGATCTTCTTTAATTGTCCTGCCTTCCATAGGTGAAACTTACGAGCTTTACTTAGGGCATCATATTCATCACCACCCTTCATAGGTATGCGCTTATTCATCGTTAATGTTACCTCTCATCAGGCACTCTCCCTTAATGCGTCCCATGACACGGGAAATAATTTTACCATTACACGATCAATCTCCCACGCTACCTCTGCTGTCTCTGCTTGTGTATCAGGCGCACAGCGAAGCTTACACATGTCAGCAAATGCATCTAAGCTACCTGACCAGTACCACTCAGTCATCATACTCTGGGGCAATATCATTCGAGCTTGCTCTGGGCATACACCAGCTCTTAGAAGAGCTTTATACATACTAAGAGTGTCCTGCGTAGCTAAGTAAACACCGTCATTACCATTAGTCATGATCGAGTCATTGCAATGGAATGAATCAATCTCATCTAGGTCTATAGATCCGGAGCTTCCTTGCTTTTTATCGGCGGCTTTACCTCGCCAATTATCAGGCTCGTAAAACTCAGGTTCTTCATCTACATACCGGCGACTGATCTCGTTCCATCTCAGGAACTTATGCTTCACAAGCTGGCGCGCAACAAACACAGGCGCCTTGATATGAAAGCTGGCAAAGCAATGCCCAAAGGGGCTAATATGATTATGCTCGGCTAGGTAATTGATCAGCTTTCTATCCTTGTGAGAAAGCATATACTTACCCTTAACCATATCAATGCACTCGAGTTCACTCTTCTTACCAAAGCTGACTCGAGCGGCGTTCACTACGGATAGGTCAGAGCCCATGTGGTCAATATAAGTTGCATTAATCAAAACGGGGGTTCTCCATTCTCGTCCAGCTCAACTCTCTTAAAAGAGTAATCTCTGACTACTTCCGTAGCCGGCGGTTTATTCTGCGGGGTTTCTGTTACCCCTAGGCTTCTGAGCTCTTGCTCCAGCCACGGTGGGATCGATTTTTCGTAACTCATCTCTCTCTGCCTTAATTAGATCAATCAGCCGCTCGATAAAGATATGTGATGGCCTACCAAACAATCTGGAACATTCCATTTCTAGTTCCTTACGAGCGGTGTTGATGTCCATTAGGATTCTCCTACGATTATTTTCATTAGGGATATGACTTTGCTCAATTCGTTAATGTCATTGACCTCAACCTGATCTACTAATTTATCGTTAGGATCCTTTAGGCTGACCGTAGACTTGAATTCCGCAAGATCGGACTGTGCGAGAACCACCGTATGGTCTCCTAACTTTAGTGTTACTAGGTGAACGAATGGCGTCATTGGCCCCACGCTTGAGCTATTGCATCTTGTGCAGTTTCCCGAGACCTCTTGACATACACACTAACCATCTCACGGCTCTTATGTCCGGTCACACTCATGATTTGATCTTCCGTACATCCAGAGTCGGCTAGCTTAGTGGTTCCAGTGCGGCGGAGATCTCCTATGCGTAACTCTTTAGGTAGATTGGCTTTACGCATTATGGATCGAGCTATCTTAGCATAATCCCACTGAGTGTAGGGCTTACCAGTAACCTCATAGGTTAAGATAGTATCCCATGCG